CCTCAAACCTCCAGTTCTACGGTCAAAACCTCTTTCCTAGTGGTGGCAAGAGGATTCTCATTACAGAGGGAGCCATTGATTGTCTCACTATGGCCCAACTCTTTGACAATAAGTACCCAGTTGTCTCAATTCCAAATGGAGTCAACTCCGCTGTACGTTGTGTAAAGGATCAATATGATTATCTAGCTTCCTTTGAAACCATTGTTCTATGCTTTGACATGGATGACCCAGGTCAAAAGGCAGCACGGGATGTAGCAGAGATTCTTCCACCTGGTAAGGTAAAGATCATGTCTCTTCCACGCAAGGATCCTAATGAGATGCTTGTCAATGCTGAGGCTGCTCAGTTACTACAGGCATATTGGAATGCAAAGACCTATTCACCAGATTCAATTCTTCATGTTTCTCAGATCGTATCGGAAAATGAAAACAGTTCTGTTCAGGTCTACGAGTATCCTTGGGATTCTCTTACTACATTCATGATTGGTCAGGATTCTGGACGACTTAATCTCTGGACTAGTGCGACTGGTCATGGTAAGTCTACCATTATCCGAGAACTTATTGCTGATCATCTCAGTCATAATCGTGCAGTAGGTGCTGTGTTCCTAGAAGAATCTCCAGAACAAACCGTAGATGATCTAATCTCATCCAAGATTGGGAAGCCAGTCCGTAAGATCATGTCTCAACGACAACTCAATGAACTTCGTAAGAAGAACAATAAGTCTATTGTAGATATGGTTGAAGATAATCTAACCGAGGAAGAATATGCACAAGCAAAAGCGGAGATTTCAAGCAAGCCTCTGTACCTCTATGATCATATTGGCAACGCTAATATCAATAACATTATCAATCGCCTTGAATACATGGCTGTTGGTCTTGATTGTAAAGTCATCTTCCTGGATCACATTACTCTTCTTGGTAATATGCTACTTAGTGCTGGCAGCGATTATGGCAATGATGAGCGACTAGTTCTAGATTCCGTAATGAAGAAGCTGCGTGAACTTGTAGAGCGTACTGGAGTTACCCTTCATGTTATTGCTCATATCAAGAAGACTGATAAGAACGTAGACGAAGGTGATCGAATCAATCTCAATGATCTTCGTGGCTCAGGTTCTCTTGCTCAGATTGCAGATAATGTCTTTGCACTTGAGCGTAATGCCCAGCATCCAGATCCAGCAACCGCCAATACAACCAATGTACGAGTCCTTAAGAATCGTAAGGGTGGTCGTAGAGGTATTGCTACGGCTCTGTTCTACAACGACCAGACATCCAAGCTTATGGATGTACCGTTTGTAATTACCCCTGAAGGAGAGGTGCTTTATCGCTACGATGAGATTAGCGTTTGATATTGAGGCTAATGGCCTTAATGAAGTAGTTGCTGGTAAGAAGGATACTTATATTCCAGAGGCTACTAAGATTTGGTGTATGTCTGTTTGCAATGTTGATACTAATGAGATGTTGTTGTTTGAACAAGATAACCTCAATGATGGAATTAATATGCTGCGTGATGCAGATATGCTCATTGGTCACAACATCTATGCCTTTGATATTCCATTGATTGAGAGATTGTTTGGTTCTCTTGATAAGAAGCCAGAACATATCATGGATACTTTGATTCTTTCTCGTCTTGTGTATGGAGATAATCCTCCTACTCGTGATCAATCCCATTCTCTAATGGCATGGGGTGAACATCTTGGAAACAAGAAGATTGATTATCAGGGTGGTTGGGATTCCTATACCGAAGAGATGGGTAAGTATTGTCTACAGGATTCCGTTGTAACTGCAAAGATATGGGCACACTTTGAAAAGCAAGGCTATCTTGAACAATATAGTCGTGCCGTTAGGATGGAACATGTCGTTGCGGATATGATCAAGCGTCAAGTCGAAGCTGGTTTTAGCTTTGATATAGACAAAGCCGAAGCATTAGAGATGGAGTTGCTAATTGAGAAATCACAAATCGAAGATGAAATGCGACGAATCTTTCCAGACAAAATCATTGTTAGACATTCTGAGAAAACAGGAAAGCGACTCAAGGATAAAGTCGAGGTCTTCAATCCAGGTTCTCGACAACAGATCGCAGAACGACTCCAAGAGAAGTATGGATGGGAACCAAACACAACCGATAAGGGGAACCCCAAGGTTGACCATGCAGTTCTATCTGACCTAGAGTATCCTGAAGCAAAGACTTTGTGCAAGTATTTCGATCTTGTAAAGTTAATGTCTCAGGTATCTGATTGGGTAAGTCGTGCTAAGATAAGTCGTGACAAGCGTATCCATGCATACATCAATACTCTTGGTGCTGTGACTGGTCGTATGTCAAGTCGTGAACCGAATATCCAACAAGTTCATTCTGATCCTAGAGCACGAGCATTGTTTATTCCTAGAGATGGTTGGGTATTGGTTGGCTCAGATCTCAAGGGTCTGGAACTAAGAATGCTTGCTCATTATCTCTATCCTTTTGACAATGGCGCATATGCCAAGGAAGTTTGTGAAGGAGATATTCACACTCATAATCAAAAGGCTATGGAACTAGAGTCAAGAAATACTGCCAAGACTGCAATCTATTGCTTCTTGTATGGTGGTGGTGATGAAAAGTTTGCTAAGACAATCAACTCATCTACCTACAAAGCAAAGCAAACTAAGAACAAACTCTTAAGTAATATCCCTGGACTTAAGAAGTTGATTGAGAATTGTAGATTTGATACCTTGGATAAGGGATATGTCAAGCCATTTAATTGGCGACCAGTCTATGTTCGTAAAGAACATGCTGCTCTCAATACCTTGCTTCAGTCCTCTGGTGCTCATATTGCCAAGGCTTGGGCTTGTGTAGCTGATCAACGTCTACGGATGGAGATTGGTCAAGATAAGTTTAACTGGGTTGCTTCAGTGCATGACGAACTACAAGTAGAATGTCATCCTGATGTAGCTAATAAAGTTGGTAAAATCCTCTGCGAATCTGCAACTACTGCTGGTGAACTACTACGCAGTAATTGCAAGATTGAGGCAGAATTTAAAGTTGGTAATAATTGGTCGGAGACACACTAATGGCTAGAGACTATAAAGATGAATATGCTAAGTTCCAATCCTCAACTGAAGAGAAAAAGAATAGAGCAAAACGAAATAAAAATCGACGCAAGGCTCTTCGTGATGGTCGAGTAAAGAAGGGGGATGGCAAAGACATTGATCATGTTGATGGTAATCCTCAAAATAACTCATCCAAGAATTTACGAGTTATAAGTAAATCTAAGAATAGAGCTAAGCGATGAGTAATATTCTTTTAGTTTTTAGTGTTGTATTTCTTAGTTATGTCTTATTTAATCTTATCAAGATTGCAATGGGAGATGATGAATGACTGAAGCAGTTTACTTTATGCGCCAAGTAAACGACTTTATAGCTTCTAATCCAGATCATCCTGTGGTTGTTGAATATAACCGTGGAGAAATTGGACTAGGTTATATTATTCGACACTGGCAGGAGATTCATAATGAGAATTATTCAAATCAGCGGTAAGGGTCGGGTGGGTAAAACCACCCTTGCCCATTTAATTGCCAAGTATTCATTTGAACTTGGCTATATTCCTGTAATACTTCCTTTTGCTGATGCTATTAAGCAGCAAGCAGCTGCACTTGGTATTACAAAAGAAAAGGATTCATCAGCCTATCGTGAATTCTGTCAACAACTCGGAGCCAATCGTCGGTCTGAAGATCCAGACTACTGGGTTGTACGATCCTACGAATCAATTCAAGAGTATATGATTAAGGAACTAGACAATAAGAAGGAAGGTAAAACCAACTTTGAATATGTCATTATCCAAGATGATGTACGTTATATGAATGAATTAGCATTTGGTAGAGATATAGTTGCAACTCAAATCTTTCTTTCTCAAGGTATTCGAAAACTAGAGGAAGAGAATGCTGATTGGCGTGATCACGAAAGTGAAACTTTAGCTAATGATATAGAATATTCATATAAGAAAGCAAATATACAGGGCAAATATGATGATCTATTCGATGTTGTTGTTACTAACGATGGTGAACTAGATGATCTTGACTATCTGGTAAAGCAAGCAATTGAATATTGGTTAGATATTGGTTATCTAGAACTTGAGGAATACAATGACGATGCCGACAACAGCAATTCTTGATGGAGATATCATTGCCTATAGGGCTGCCTTCTGGGCAGATGCCGAAGGTATTGAAGACCTACCTGGTCGTATCAATCAAGACATTAAGAACTGGACACCACAGGGTGTAGATACTGTTTATGTAGCTATGTCTTGTCCACGAAGTAAGAACTTTAGGAGGATGTTTTGGCCAGAGTACAAGAAACACAGGGAGGATTTCAAGTCTCCCGATTCTATGCCGATTGCATTGGAAACAATCTATGC